CAATACGTTTATCAAAAAATCTACAACCTGGATTTAGAATAGCACCATACAAACTGTTCAAGTTAATCTTTTTAACAAGTTGACGTTTATCCCAAAACGCTATTTCTGTTTCATTGCCTGCGTCAATTGCTTTACGCATTTTTGCTTGTAGTTCTTTACGTTCAGCATACCAACGTTTTAATAAACCAGGAACGACACCTTCTACTTCCCAAGTAAAAACAGTTCCGTTTGCACTTAACATCCACGGTTGATTACTATCAAATATTAGTTTGTATATTTCTGCACCACTAAGTACGTGGCTAGTACCATCTTCTAAATCTAATGTTAAACTAACATCTTTACGTTGCTCCATTACTGCTTCATATTCTAAACTACCAAACTTACCTTCCCAAGCGGCCGCAAATGACTTCTTTTCTAATGTTGTAGCATTGTGCAACATTTCCTCTGTCATATCAGGACGTAGTTGACCAACGATTGTCTCTGGCGCCATATTCATAGCTCTAATAACACTTGGATACAGACTGTTTAAGTCCATTGAACCAATCCATTTGTGGACACCTTTTTTTGGATATGCAACATAAGCACCTGCCGCGGCTGTTTGACCTTCGTGTTCTTTTCTGTTTGGTGCTTGCATACCACGCCTGTGAGATTCGTTAATAATTGCTTGTTCAGTCACAGCAACCGCACCCATTGTAGTTTGTAGCAACACAGTATTGTCGTGTGCAATCTCATTTGCAAGATCAATAAAACGTAATTTCTTGTCTAGTTTGTCAAGCAATGCAACGTCTTGTCTGTTGTATTCAATAAACTTGCGGAAGTCATTGTTGTAAAGTTGATCCAATGTACCTTCATATACGGTCTTATTTTCACCAACTTCCATTTCACCAATAGCATCTAGCCTATATGTATGACGTTCTTCATATGTATACTTACGATACAGTTCAAGATAATCCATATGAACTCTACCAATAGTGTCAAATGTTTCGGCAGTTTTACCAAACTTCTCAAACTCACGCCTTTTTGGAAGTTGCTTCCACAAACAAAAGCGTCTTGTGTCATCTTTGCTTAAAACACGTGAAACACGATTTACAGTGTATGGAATATCATAACCTTCACTATTCCAACCTGATAAAATGTCAGCATCCTCAATTACATCAAGAAATGCTTGTAGCATATCTCCTTCGTCTTTGTACAAATATGTATTGTCAAATTCTGCAACTTCTGCTTGTGCTTCTTCAAATGTCAATGTCTTTGGTGGTATAGCAAATGTTATTAGTGCATCTAACCATTGTAAATGCACAGTGATAGCAGTAATAGGCATAAAAGGATCACTAGGATCAGCAAAGCCACGCTCTGGATCAAAGTCTGTCTCGATGTCAAAAAATGCAACATTTAGTTTTGGAGCATCTTGATTTAGATAATGTTCACTCAAGCATTGAAATATTGGATTTACATCGCTTTCAAACATTTTCTTGCCTTTGTTTATAGCAAGTTCTTTGCGAAAGTCTTTTGTGTTTTTGCATACAACTCGTGTTAACGGATCGCCATATATACTTTTGTACTTGCCACGTTGGTCTTCATAGTAAAATGTATATTTTGCTTGATATTCAGTAAAGTGCCTTTTACCATCGCGGCGTTCTACAGCACGGATAATATCAGCATCTCTGTCAAAAAATGCATCAACGTATGGCATTAAGCGTCCTTGTCATATCCTGTGGTAGCAACAAGTGTTTCTAAATCTTCAAACTCGTCTGCAACACGACTCCAGTCACGTTTCTGTGCAACTTTAATTGCTTTATTAATAAGACTTGGTTTTACACTTAATTCTTCTGCAACAGCTTTAATTGTTTCTTTTAATCCACCTTGCAAATCTTCAATTTCTTGTAATACAGTTACGCCTTCTTTTACCAGGCGTTCTAATTTTGCTTTTTCTTCAGCACCATAGACACGATCGCTCATACATCACTCCTTGATTGTTCTTTAGATTATATATTAGTTTTAATAAAAAGTCAAGGACTTTATGGCGAAGCATTAATCGCCACCTAATCTTTCATATATTTTTTTCAATCTTTCTGATGCTTCTTGCCAATTAGGTATATCTCGGTATTTCATACTAAAATTGCTCTGAACAAAATAAGGGGCAATTTCGTCTAGTAAATCCTTAAGCATATCCTGTTCACCATATCCGTCTTTACTTGAATTATCTTGTATTTCATCAACGTATTTTTCTATTCTTTCAATCACAGATAGAAAATCTATTTCTTCAAGTGCTTGCGTCCTATCCTCTGCTTTAGTTGGAAGTGCATTGAGTTGTCCTATAACTTCTTCAGTTTCAGATTTAAGTAATGTAAAGTTTTCCTCTGCTTTTAATTCTTTTGGATTTATACCAATTTTGTTAAGTAATTCTGTAGTTTCTGGATTTTCTCCCCACCAATCTTTGTCTTCTATTTCTTGCTGTAAATCACCATCATAATATTTGTCTACTAAATTAAAATCTTCTCGATTCATTACTGCTTTTACAAGGCGCTTCAAATGCTCCTCGTCAACATCATTAAATATTCCACCGAATCTTGGTCTATTCAATGCAAGTTTAAATTCATCTGCTACACCTTTAGGTGCAATAAATGCAATAACTTGTAGTGGTGCAGTGTTTTTGGAATTTGCCATTTCTGTTAGAAGTTTTTCCATATACTTGTTTGAACTTGTTTCCTCTTTTGAGAAAAATTTGTGTGTCCAAGCATCGTCACCTCTACCGCCTAGGTCAAATTCAATAAACTGTCCAGTCTCTTGTTTGTATCCTGGATATATTCTATCTATATATTGTTTTGCAGGATTATTCAATGCAAATAAACGATCTATCGCACCAAGAACAATATCTTCTTTACCACTAGCAAGGTCTCTAATAATATCTAATTCCTGGTCAGTTAAGTCAATTTTTTCTTCTTCTTCACCAATTTCAAAATCTCTTCCATTTAATCCTTCACTTGCATATTTAGAATCAAAATAAATGTTTGCATTACCAGGATCTGGCTCTCCGTCACCGTCATTATCACTGCCATCACCAACTAACCAAATTCTATCTTTTTCTATAGAATTAATAATAAACTGCGTAGGATCAGAACCAGCGGCAGTATACACTGTTACTTCTTCTATAATGCCTTTTAAACGTAACTTACCAAAAGGAGGATAGTCTGTGAATGGAGGAAGATGTGCATAAAATGCAGTCATTTCTGGATATGTTTCATTCATAACATTGATGAATGTATCTACAGCTTGTGTAGTTTCTGCTGCAGATGGTTGTCTATAAAGATCAGGAAGTTGGCCGCCTGTGTTGTTGATTGCTTCTTTAAGCAAAGCATCTTCTAAAATCACATCTTTGACTTCTGGTTCTATATTTGGTCTTCCATTGTTATCATTAAATGCCGCCAAAATTTTGAATTCTTGATCTGCATAATTTACTGTAACGCTATCTGCACCGCCAAATTGTATAGCGTTGTGATACAAACGTGGATTTATTCGCCTAATACGTACTAAATGCCCAACAAATATACTTTTGTATAAATCATCATCTAGTTCTGCTCGCATTTTGATAGATAAATCTTCGCCTGTAAGATCCTTGAATTCAACTGCAACAGCATCATAATCTTTTGCATTGTGTAGTTCGGTCATAGCCTCTTCAATGGACATTTCGTCACTCTCTACACGTTTAGAAGTAAATATTGCCCAGTAATTGTTTTCCATTGCATTATTGATTTGTTCTGCTAATTGTCTAGCAGTAAGCTGGTCTATATTTGCAACATCATTTTGCTTAGACTTTGCATTCTCTTCTTCTGTTTCTTTTGCTTGTTTGTTTAGTGCAACTTTGTTTGACTCTATGTAAAACTGTGCAATACTTGCATAATGTAAAAAAAGCAGTTTTGGCCTATCAAATAATTCTGTTTTTTCTAATCCTGGCCCAAGATATGTTTCTTTAATTTTTCTTAGTCTTTCAAAATCTGGTATTATGAATGTTTCACCACCAAAAAGATTACCTGCTTTTATTCTTCCATTATTTGATGGAAGCATAATAGCTCTCCAATTATCATTTAATAAGTCGTTGTTTCTTGAATTGTTTAATATTTTTGCTACACTATCATTTGCCCAGTTTACTAGTGTATCTCGAGGTATTTGACCATCACCAAATCTAACTCTAGCAATTGGTACTAATATAGCCATCCATCCGTCATAGCCTATGCTTTTAATCATATCTGAAAATGTGTTAATTTTATAGATATCAAAATTAGCAATTTGTTGACCGTTTCTAGGAGGAAATTTTTTAATAATATTTTTTAATTTTGAAATAGCACTTTCAAGTTCTCTATTTTTTAACCATCCTAAGTTATTCACAGGTGCTAATAAATATTTTGCATCTTGTTGACTTATCATACCGTTTGCATTTAACGGACGTTGGGAGCCTTTCATATCTGCAAGTTGTATATTGATACTACGTTCCCATTCAACAACTGCTTGAGTCATTCTATTATCCCAAACACCGTTAATAGGCCCTGTCCAACCTTTTGTATCGTTAGGCCACCATTGTCCTTCAGGTCTTTCTCCTTTGGCAATACTATGCTTAGATAGTTCTTTTTGGATTGCTTTTACTAAGTCTGTGTCATTTGTATCAGGGCCAACAAAAACATTTATATTTTTGTTAGTAGCGAATGCCTGCAAGGCATTTTCCTTGAGGACATCTAGTAATTTCATTAGACACCTAGTTCTTTAGTTATAGAATTATACAACGAGTCTTTAACACTGACTAGTTTTTTCTGAGGAACATTTCTAGGTCCTGCTCCTCTTCCACTTTTAATTAAATTTCCGTTCTTATCGTATAATTTATATCTTTTACCTTGTCCTGATCCAGTAACAATCTTGTATGATCTTTTGCTTAATGGTGCTACCACTGAAGGACGTACCATATTCTGCGGATCTTTTTTCATTCCTAATGCATCACCTTTTGGTCTATATTGTGGTAGAGCTTGATCTCCTCCTGGTCCACTAGGTAAATCTTTTCCTTTTAGTGGATCGCCTTTTGGTTCTGGTGTATCGCCCGGGCCTTTTTTAGGCACACTTTTTCCTTTTGGAGCATCCATATAACCTGATTTTGGTGGTGCATAATATCTTGGACTATCTGATCCTTTTGTGCTGTCTTTAGGATCTACTGGTTTATAAAATCTTGGACTATCTGATCCTTTTGGACTGTCTTTAGGACCAGCATTTTTTTGTTTGTCCATTTGTCTACGTCTAAGGTCACTGATTTTTGGCTTAATATCTTTCTTGGGTGAGCTTTTTGGAGTATCTGGATATGGTGCGTCAATATAAGCAGGACCTGGCTTGAGTACATTTATTTTTGTACCGGGCATTCTAGTTTTTAGAATTGCACTTTGAGTTTGTTGTCCAACCATTCCATCAACTTGTATACCCATATTTTTTTGAAAAGTTCTTACTGCTTTTTCTGTTTTTTTACCAAAAATCCCATCTTGTTCACGTTTTGGCATTCCAAGTTCTCTTTGAATACGTCTAACATCTGCGCCCTTCATTCCTCTTTTTAGAGTTCTTGCAATTGTTTCGTCTTCATTTATATCTATTTCTTGAAACTTCATTATACACCTAACTTTCTACTTAATGCATCATATAATTTACTTTTTATATCACTAGTATCAATACTTGCATTTGCCTTTGCATTTTTTGTTGCAGTTGCATACATTACTGCCTTTGCGTCTTTTCCATAACGCTTTTTAAAATCACTTGTGTTTTTCTTCATACCTTTTACTAAACGTTCTTTTTCTTTCTCTTCTGGTTTAGTAAGTTCACGTTCGCTTAACATTGCTTCTAATGCTTCAATTCTGCGTTCTAGTGCTGAAATACGATCTTCCTCGCCTTCGCCAACAAGTTTGCCTTTTAATGGATGAGGTTGTTCACCTGTTTTACTAGGTTTGCTTGTGCTAGGCATAGGATCTCGGCCTTTTGCCTGTCCTGCTGAACCTGTTTTATGCTTTTCAGTAACAACACCTGCAAGAGTAGCAAAATCATTTACACTTAGATTCTGATCCATTTGTAAAGAACCTTCTGGTACAACTGCACTTTCAGCAATATAATCAATAGCCGGAGCGGATACTGGAGCATCTCCACCTATTTGTGATCTTAATTTTGCTAAATCTTCTTTTGGATCGGTAGGATCCATTGCAAACAGTTTGTGTTGTAGTGCATTGTAGTCCATTACTTTTTCCTTTTCTTTTTGCCAGCGCAATGTGCCTTTTGTGAGAAGCCTTTTGGATTAGAGCAGTTAATACTTTTCTTGTATTTTGCGCTCCATTTTTCCAATATGACTTCTTTTATTTTCATTACATCTTTACACAGTTATCTACAGTCTTGCCGTCTTTTTTCTTAGTGCCCATACGCTTGTAACCTTTCCAGCATACTTTGCCGTCAACGCCTTTTTGCTTTTCTTCAGGTAATGTTTTGTAACTTGGGTTACCACAGTCTGGACATAAACCAATTGATTCTGTAATTTCCTTCATTTTCATAGCCAATGTTCCTTTATATGAATTTAATTCGCTATCACTTAACATACGCAAGTGTTTTTTTGGTTTTACTGATTCAGGTAATTTAGGAGCAGTCTCCATATTCATTTCATAGTCTAAACTATGAAATACACTACTCATATAATCAGCAGCTTTGGTAATTTTTGCTTGTTGCCATCCTTCGATACCATCAGCTTCGCTTACATTTTTCATCATTTCGTGAAGTTTGATTGCATATTTTGCTATTTTATACAAATCACTACGTGCCATTTGTACTTCGTGATCACGCTCCGCCATATCAGCCAAGTCTGCTAAACCTTCATTGATTGATTCTTTGCGTTCATAACAGTTACATTCTTTGCAACTTGTATCACAGGTACATTCGGTGATTGGAGAACCACAGCACTCTTTAGGGCACATTTCTACGCCATCTTTTTTCCAATATTTTCCCATTATAATGCTCCAAATAGTATACTATACTATTTATCTTTAGAGCGTTTGGTTGGCTTCTTATTTCTCTTAGGACCTGTGCGACTTTGCATATCACCTAAGGGCATAGCTACTGCGGCTACACCACCGGCACTAGTTGTTTCTTCTACATTTTCTTTTGCAGTCTTTGCAGCATCTTTCCAATCTTGATCAGTTGGTGCTCCTTTTGCCCCTTTCTTACGAGGCTTTTTGCCGGATTTTTTGTTTTTGTTTACATAGTAATATAGACCCTTAGACTTTTCTTCTATGTGATCATTAAGTCCGCCGTCTTTGTGGTCTTTCTTAATTTGAGCTGTAGCATCGGCAACTTTTTTACCATACATAACTATTTTTTTAACAACATCAACTGGTAAGTCTGTTCTGTCTGCTACATCTTTTAAACTTGTTGGAGCAAAAGATCTTCCAACATTAGTAAGTTCATTTCCAATCTTAGCCATTGTGTTTGCAAGTGCATCATCTTTAACTTGCTCTGCCTGTACTCCAAGTACACGACCTATATTAGCGAGCATACGCTGTTGTGGAGATAGTTCATAATCTGCTTCATTTAAAAATTCATTTAGTTTCATATTTTATTCCTTTTTGCCCATTCTTGCCAATACTTGTTTCTATCATCTGTACTTGTTTTATTAGCTTCGTGTTCTTTGTATTTATCTATATAATGTGCATATCCATCTGGATCTAATTTTTTCCATTCCTTAACTTCGTATTCTCTCCATTTTTTGCTATACCCATCTGGATATTCTTCAGCCCAATCAATTCCTTTTTGCTTTGTCACTTTTTACGACCGCTTTTCATATTAGCGCACCAGTGGTACATTTTAGCCTTTTCACCACTACTATTTTTAGCTCTTTTACGTAAATCAGTTACTGATCCATTACAACTAGCACCTGAACGTTTTACACGCCCTGGTCTGCTTTTGCCTTTTACTTTGCCATCAGCAAAGTTTTCTTGCATAGCATTTTTTATAGCTTTTGCAGTTCTTTCGAATTTATGATCCTTATATTTAAATCCAATACCGCCTGCTTCCTCCCAAGCATTGATATTTACACCATAATCGTCTATTAAAATGTTTGGAGTTCCATCTAAATTTTTTGCATAATTTTGTTTGTTATGTGTTATGTACACATTTTTTGGAGGGAAGAAATCTAAGTTTCTTTTTATCCATTCACGTTTATGAGGTTCTGATCTTGGGTCGTCTGCTAAAGGACTACTACAAATGTTGTAACTTCCTTTTACTTTCTTTATCAAATATAAAAGTGTTGTTGCCTGCGGTAACAATGGAAGGTTTAGCCAAAATTCATCAGTATCTCTAATTTTTTGTAATGCATCATCTATATCGTGTTTTTTATTAATTTGAGAAAAATGGTTTACTTGCATTATTTTTGCCCATTCTCCAAAAAAATCTGCTAGTACACCATCCATATCGACATAAATGTCTGTACTTGGTGACAATTCGCCTATAGCTTCTTTGAATTCAACTGTCATCATTTCTTGCATTATACTGCCTATTGGTTTATTTGTCAATGGCTTTTCATCTAGTGTATGACCACCTTCCATTATTGCCAATTCTTGTGCTGTATATGTTTGTTTGTTTTCTTTAACCATTCCTAAATTAAATAAAACATTTGTACTTTTACCTTTGACTTTTTTACTTAATGTAGGAGGACGTCCGTCTTTATCAACTGTATTACCAAATTTTTTAGCTTGACGTGGTATTTCGTTAACGCCAACATCTACAGTAGTATTGACACCTTTAACTATACGTCCGGCACCTTCTGATAGATCACTTATCTTCATAGGGCTTTTCTCCAGTCAACTTAGGCTGTGAAAACCATAGTTTAAACCATTCTTCAGTGCCTGGTTGTATTTTTTTCTTACGTTGTATACGAGCTTTTTCTGTTCCAGTTATACTGATATTTTCAGCAGTGTAAGGTGTCCACCCTGTGAACTTGTTGCGTATACCTGCTAAGTGTTGTAACTCCGCAATATCCATTAGGCAGACGCTTTTCTTGCTTGTACAATCGCCCTCGCTAAATCTGCTGGTGCCGCTTTTGGAAATTCTCTTCTCATATCAGAAAGCAACTGTTTGTCTGTTTTGTAATTTAGGCGTTTTTGTGCATATCTTATATAATCTTTAAAAGGATCTTTTTTGCCGTGCATAATTCTATTACCAAAACCTTTAACTAAATCCATAACGCCTTCGTTCATTTCTTCAAATTCATCATTGATAAGTTCATTAACAACAGTTACTATATCTTCTCTAGTTAGTAGTTCTTTAGGAGCAAAAGGTAATTCAAATTTTTTGCAATAATTTGCAAGACCATTGTTTACCATTTTTTCTAAAGTTTTTGTATTTTTATCTTTTCTATATTGGTCAAATGCAGGAAAAAATGCTTTACGATAAAACATTGGATCATTACGCATATAAATTTTTAAATCTTCTTTTACATCGTAATCAGGTTTTGGATAAATTTCTTTTGGTATATCCATATCGTGAAATTCATTTATTTTAACCATTTTCTTCTAACCTTTTTTTAAGTTCTTCTATCTCTTTTTTTAATTCTTCTATTTTTTCATTTGCTTTTTTTAATTCTTCTAGCCCTCTATATCCATATTCTGTATATCCATATGGATCAATATTTGGATTTTGAACTACCATTTTCTGCAACTCCAGTAACGTGCCTTATGACGCGGTCCTGGATTATCGCAGTTATGTCTTGCACGGAAACTTCTGCGTCTAGCGGCATTATTCTTTTTAATTTTCATACCTTTTTGACCAAAGTTAACTTTTACAACATTACCCTTTGGATTTTTTACATAAACTTTGAACTTCTTTACATCACCTGCCATTGGTTTGCCAAGTTTCACTTTTCTTCCTTGATATTCTGCTTCCCAAACTCCGTCTTCGTCAACGTATCCAGGATAACCAAAATATTCGTGGAAGTCTTGATTATCATCTAGTGTAACTTCTGAAATATTGTCATAATCTTCCGACGCATTTATTTCAAAGTCATTCAAACCTAATTCAAATAATTTCATTGCTACTCCTTGTATTTCATTTTCTGTCAATGCAAACGGAGTATCTAATGTTACAGTAAACATATTGTTGTTTTCTATTAATTGGTACTCGTCTACATTTTCAAAAAGACTAGTACCTATAGAGGAAACAGTTTCAGCTACAGCCAAATGATCAAAGTTTGCAAAGTTTATACTTATATAGTGCATAATACTATTTATCAGTATACACTAAATGGTCTATCCTTTGTATGTTTTCGCCTACCATCATTTGTGCAATTAATAAACTTTTTTTATTACTCACAAAAAAGTAGTAACCTTTTACGTAACCTTGATTGTAACATTCTTGTTTTGCTGTATCTCCCATTTTTGCTAAATGAGGATTGGTATCTATCCATTCTGCAAGAGATGCAGAACCTTTTTTTCTACCTAGCGTAATTTTATATTCATATTTTGGTAATTTGTTTACTAAAATTACATTTTTATCATTTAGTAACAAATCAACCTTTTCTGGATCAGGTTCATAAAATTCTATGTAACTGTTTTTTAGTTTATTATTAAGTTTTATTAGAAAATTACGATCATTACTGTATATATTCAAACAATTTAATTCACATCTTACAATATAACCTTCTTGGTTTTTAAGATGTCTGTAAATAGAAATTGCGTCCCAATAATGTTCTCTTGGTATACGATTTACATATTTATTACCCCAAGGAATATCTATTGACGGATGCTTTACATCATACCATTGATGACATTCATCTATACGTTTCTTTGCGTAACTAAGCTGAACACCTTTTTGAAATTCTGTACGGAAGAAACTTGCACATTGATTACGTATTGCAATTTTATACAGATATTTGTTGTAGTGTAACTTTTTTGTTTCAAGCAACTTCATTCTGTTCAACTAAACAATCCAATTGTATTTCTTTTTTTCTGTAATCTATAGTTACACTTCCACCATTTTTCAATTCACCAAACAACATTAGCTTTGACAATGGACGTTTAATATCTGTATCAATAACACGTTGTAAAGGTCTTGCACCCATTTTAGGATTAAATCCTTTATCAACTAAGTAATCTAATGCTTCATCTGTAATATCAATTGCAATATCTTTTTGTTTGACTTGCATTTTAAGTTCTAACAAAAATTTACCAACAATTTTCATCATTGTATTTTTGTCTAACTTACCAAATGTAATTATACCGTCTAGTCTGTTTCTAAACTCTGGCGGAAAATACTTCTTAAAATCAGTATCTTCGTAGTCTTTATCTAATTCCTCACCAAATCCTATTGCATTCTTTTCTGCTTCTTGCGCACCTAAGTTGGTTGTAAGTATTAATGTGGCATTACGTGCATCTGCTTCTTTGCCGTTGCTACCAGTAACCTTACCATTATCCATTATTTGCAATAAAATAGTGCTTACATCAGGATGTGCTTTTTCTATTTCGTCTAATAGTAATACACAGTTTGGATGTTCTTGCAATTTTGTAATTAATTGTCCTGCATCCTCTTCAAATCCTACATAGCCAGGAGGAGATCCAATAAGTTTACTTACACTGTGTTTTTCTTGATATTCACTCATATCAAATCTTACAAGTTTTACACCAAGTTGTTCAGCAAGTTGTTTTGATAATTCAGTTTTACCAACACCTGTTGGACCCATAAACACAAAACTACCTATTGGTTTGTTTTCGCTTTTAAGTCCTGCTTGTGCAACAAGTATTTTATCTACAATATCTTCAATTGCGTGGTCTTGTCCATATACCACTGCTTTTAAATTTTCATCTAAGTGTGCAAGATTATCACTTTCACGTTCTTTAACTTGTTCTTCTGGTAGATTTATCATTTTAGCAAGCTCAAACTGTATACTTTCTTCTGTAACAATTTTATTTTCAATTTGATTGTTTACTTTAAATCTGCTACAAGCAACGTCAATTAAATCAATTGCTTTATCAGGTAATTTTTTATCTGTTTGATATTTTACACTTAATTTTACACTTGCTTCTATTGCTTCTTGTGTAATTGTTGTGTCGTGATATGTTTCGTAGTATCCTTTAATGCCTTGCAGAATTTTAATTGTGTTTTCTTCACTAGGCTCATCAATGCTTACACGTTGAAATCTTCGCATTAATGCTCTGTCTTTTTCAAAATATTTTCTATATTCTTCCCAGGTTGTTGATGCTACTACTCGTAAATTACCTTTTGCTAAAGCCGGTTTTAACATATTAGCTAGATCGTTTGGACTATTTTGTCCACTTGCACCTGCTCCGCTCATCATATGTGCTTCGTCAATAAACATAATAGTGTTGCCTTTTTTATGCAGAGCTTGTAAAACCAATCTAAAACGTTCTTCAAAATCTCCTCTATACTTTGAGCCAGCAAGCAAAGATCCAATATCTAATGTGTATACATTAAAATCTTTTAAAAAGTCAGGAATATCTCCGTTTACTATTTTCCAAGCCAAACCTTCAGCAATGGCAGTTTTACCAACACCTGGTTCGCCAACCATAAGCACATTGCTTTTGCTTCTTCTTCCTAATGCTAATGCAACTTGTTCTAATTCTTCATTTCTACCAATAATTGGATCAATTTTATTTGCTTTTACTTCAGCATTTAAGTCTGTAGTAAATTCTCTAAGTGCTCTGTTAGCAATACCAATATTTTCTTTTGGTTCATCGTCAATATGTCTATCAAACTCAGTGCTTATGTAATCTTGGAAAGATTGTTTTTCCACTCCTGCTTGTTGCGTAATAAAATATGCATAACTTTTCTTTTCACTTAAAATGCTTAAGAAAACATCGGAAAGCTCTATTACATTACGCATACTAAAAAGTACTTGTGTAAATGATCTATTTAAAACTCTTTCAACAGTTTGCGTTTTGGTAGGTTTATAATCATCTTTATGGTCAACTTTAATGTTATCAAGTTTAGTCTTTAGATATTGCTCTAAATTCTTTTTCATATATTCAATATCTGTACCAAAACCTGTAATTATTTCGATAAAATTATTTTCGCAAAGCATTGCGTACAAAAGATGTTCTAAAGTAACATATTCGTGTCTCAACTTTTGTGCATCTTTTACAACTTTTTCAAAAACTAATTGTAACTCTTTAGATGGTTCTACCATTTACTTTCCTTTTTATTTTTTTTCTTCTTTTCTTTTCAGCAAAGTCTAATTTTAGTTTGCTTACCCTATTGATAAATTGTATGCCGTGTAGATGATCGTATTCGTGTAAAAAAATTCTAGCATCTATATCGTCAAATTTTGTTTCTACGTGGATAACAGATTTCATATCATCAGTTAATGTATCAAATTCTACCATACAACTCATTGGTCGCCTAACTTTAAGGAACAAATCTGGATGGCTAAGACAACCTTCTATTCCTTCTTCAATATTCTTTGCTAAACCTTTGATGACAGGATTGATAACAACAACTGTATCGCCGTATTGTTTATTTAACAATGCTTTCATCACAAATATCTGCCCATTAAACCCAACTTGATTTGCACTCAAACCTAAGCCGCTTTTTTCACGCATTAAATCTATCATATCAAGTGCGATTGGCGCCGGATGTACAGATTCAAGTTGGAATCTTTCTACCGGAGTTTCTAATAATATATTAGGAGCCAAGATTAAGTTCATCATTTAATTTTTTTACCTTATCAATATCTTCCCATTTATCTAATTTAGGAGTCACACCTTTAACTTCAACATAAAGGTTGCCGCATCGTTGTGTTTTGTAGTCTGTGATTCCGTATCCAGGTATACTTAGAATAGTTCCTGGGTTTGTGCCTTTAGGGATTTTAAGTTTTAGTGCCTTATTATCTATTGTTTTTAGTTCAATTTCTGTGCCTAAAATAAGTGTTATTACATTTATACTACAACTTGTTCTCAAATGCAACCTATCTCTTTCAAATAAAGGGTGCTTTTTTATAATTATTTTTGCATATAGATCACCACGTGGTAAATTAGGATTAACGTTATCCCCCATACCATTTACTTTCATAAGTTGGCCATTTTCTATACCAGGTGGAACATTTATATTTGCAACTACTTCTTCTCCGTTGCTTAACCTATATCTGCCAACCATATTTTTGCCATTTACAATATCAGCAAGCTCTACAGTTAAATTAAGTTGTATGTCAGGATTTTTTCTTTGTTGGGCAAAGCCTCTTCCGCTAAACATCTGCGAAAATATATCATTAAAATTCCCATAGTTTTGATTAAAAGCACTTGTGTTAAATTGAGTTTGTGGGTTATCATATGCGGCTTTTTTATTAGGATCTTTTAATGTATCATAAGCTTCATTTATTTCTTGAAATGTTTTTTGATCACCACCGCGGTCTGGGTGATGTTTCATTGCAAGTTTTTTATAAGCTCTTTTTAGTTCATCTGGAGATGCGTCTTTTTTGACACCTAATCGATTGTAATAGTCCATACTACTACTTATTGATTAGTGGTTTATTTTTTGCTAGTTCCGGCGTATAGTCCAAACCAGGCTGCTCCAGCACCTACTACCACACTGATAAGCCCTGATTGTTCTAGCGTTGGATCTGGCAATTCCATATACCAAATTACACATCTGTATAACAAGTAAATGTATGTTGAAATAAAAATACGAGGAAAGATTCTCCAAGCATCCACAGCCTTTGCTAGGTGTATAACTTTAGCATAAGGATTAGGTCCTAAGTCTTTTACACTTGTATCTACTTCTAAGTCTAGTTTTACTTTTTTTGTAGCACCACTGCTACTTGCTGGAACAACAACTTCAGCATCTGCCTTTGGCTCTTCTGCTGGGGTTGCGTCTAAGTCTTCAAGTTTTTTTCTTGGCATTCTTACCCTCCAATTTGTTTAGTCTTGCCTCAATTGAATCTATCTTTGATGTTATTTTAGGATATTTTTTACGCCAAGCATCTTCTGGTTGCTCAAGCCAAGTTAATCCCCATCTATTAACAAGATAATCTATAGCTCTGTCTACTTGGGCATAGCCCCATAGACCTATTCTTGTAGTGCTTATGTATGCGACAAATATAGCACCAAATACTGACCCTGCTAATGCTGTATAAATCCATAGCCTGTCACTGGCCATTCTTTCTATCATTTCCCACATCTATATTGCCCTCAATTATATGTGTGTATTTAGCTCTACGTATGCCTAAAGCTTCACTAGGTTTATAATAATCATAACCTACTTCATTACCTTGGTTACCACCAAGTATTACCCAATGACCATTTTTTTCCTCAATAAAAAATCCAACGTGTCCTTTCCAACCTTCATCACCTCTAGGAAATATCACAATATCTCCGCGTTGTATATCTTTTGGTTGTACTTTATCACCCCAATTTAAAAAACTTCTTGCCAATAATGGCGCTTTACTAACTGACTCAGATCCTGATAAGCCTTCTAATTCTAAAATAGCATTAACAAAAGCCGCACACCATTCTGTACGCACCGGATCAACTCCAACAAATTCTTTAATTAATTTTCTATCTTGACGCTCTTGCAACCCAACATAATTATGAGCTGTGCTTACTGGATCTGGAATCGGATTACAGCCTACTAACGTGATTAGTAAACTAGTTATCCACAACAACTGCTTTATCAAGTGCTTGTTCTGCCTCTTTGTAATATCCTTCATAGGCTGCTATAATTGCTTGTTGTTGTTGAACAAGTGCTCTTATGTCGCTAAAGTTTAGTCCAAGGTTACCATAACCTTCACCTGTAAGTGCGTAAAGAGCAAACGCTTTACCTTCACTATTAAGTTTTTTTATGACTTCATCTACATTTGCTTCATTAAGTACTATCCATTCAACATTACGCATATTGAGTTCATCTACAGGAGGTAACTCTAATGTAGGTTTTTCTACTGGACTAGTAGATATATCAATCTGCTGTGGTTTGGTTGAGCAGGCCGCGAGACTTATAAGTATCGTAAAGCCAAGGACACTCTTTGTTAAAAGCGATGCCATTTTCAGCGTTCCTTTCTTTGTCATTAAGTTCTGCCCCCGATAGAAGTTCAAAACATCTACCTGCATTTACTGTACCCCTATTCACAGCACGTTCAATACTTTTTGCATTTGCAATAGCTGCCGCAGTCAAATCTATTTCTTGTAGCTTATCTGCAAGTCTTTGATTTTGTCTGCGTATAGCAGTATATTGTTCATTTAGTGTAGCAAGTTCGCTAGACGCTTTTTCGTAGTCTTTTTCTAGCGAACTTATAGTTTGTTCATTTAGTTCTACTGCGGTGTTTAATTTAGCATTGTTTTCTTGTAGGATAGCCATACGTGCTTGTGTATCGTTATAATACCAATAACCAATACCGCCTGCTCCTAAAAGCAACAAGAACATTACAATAGCTAACTTGGCACCCATACCTATCCCAATAACTTTCCCAGTGTTTTAGGACCTACGATACCATCAGCTGTCAAACCATTTTTTGTTTGCCAGTTTTTGACGTGACGTTCTGTTCCTGGTCCAAAAATACCATCTGCTGGTGCTATGCCCAACTTTTCTTGCACTTCGGCAACTAATGGTCCTTTTGATCCTTTGCGTATTGTTTGATTTGTGTTCAATTCTTTTTCTTCGGGTGCTTCATAATCACCGCCTAATACATCCATTGCGTGAAGATAATGTTTTTTCCTATCATCAAGTCCAATTGTTCCGCCATTAATACGTTTTGTAGCACCTACAATATCCATATCGTCACAATATTTGTTTAATCTGTTAGTGTCCCAAAACCAACAAGCACTATCTAATGCACCTTTTTTAGTACGGACATAGTCTACTGCTTCTTCTGGGGACATTTCGACAGCTTCTCCAAATTCTGTGTAGTTGTATCGCCCTGTGAGTTGAAGTATTCCTCCACCCCTAAAACGCCAACCATCACCAGAGGCACTATCACCATTATCCATCCTGTTCGCATAAATGACATTAGCAATCTTTTCTGGTTGCCTGTGATATTCATTTGCGTCTCTTCCTGCACGTTTAAAATATTTTGGAAATATTGTGTTCAATGCTTTGGCGCTATAGTTCAAGTTTTCACTTAATACTCTAAAGCCTCCTGATTCGTGTCCACATTGTGCTATAAACATAGCAACACGTTCTGCTGTGTCTACTTCCCATAGTGGAAGTATTTCAAGCATTGCTTCATACCAATCTTCCCAGTCTGATCTATGAATTAATTCTTCTGCCATCCAAGGTTCAAAGTCAAATTTAAAGTGTTGTTTACCCATTTGTATTTTCCTTTATGTTAGGGTTGCAGTCGCCGCATCTGCAATGGTGACAAATTTTTATTATTATTGGCGGCTCGTTGTAGTTTTTGTGTTCTTCGTAAAATGCAGTACCGCAATGGCTAGTCCGACCACAGTTTTCGCAATGTGTTTGCATTACATCCTTTCGACTACTAAAGTATATCCTTTATTTTCGAATGTTAAAGTATTATTTCCAAACTTAGTTATGTTGTAATCACCTAAGTATTTTGTATAAAATAACAATTCAGCATAATCATTTACATTGATTTTTTCTTTAATATTTTCATTAATGTAGTTTGTTTTTCCAAAATCTTTGATTTTAAAACCAATTGGATCTGCATACTCTTTCTTTATAATAAAATTTTCGCCAAAAAATTCTATTTTTGCAGGTGTTTTACCAAAAAATGTATCTGCATTTTCTGTAACAGCAAGTGTATAAGTTGTTGCATCTATTGGAACAATTTCGTGTAGTTTATCTATATTTGCATCGTGACTTTTAAAATTTTTATGATATCTAAATTTAAATCCTTCAACTTCTGATAACTGTGTTATACCGTATAACATTTCCATAATATGTTCTTGTACTGATCTGTCGCGTTCTAATTCAACAAAAACTTTGTATCTACCTTCGTCAACCTCACTAACTGTTGAATCAGCATCAAGTACAAAATCATATGACTTTTCTATAAATTCTACAAGATCTTTAGCAGCATTTTGTTCTTGTACACTAAAACTTACAACAACGATATCTTCATCGTCTCCCATTTTGCTTTTATAATTATCTACTTCAAAAACATTATCAAGTAAGTTTTTTAAATCGCCTGCTCTTAACCCCATTATATCGCTCCTGCTGTTGGATCAGGTTGTACTGGTTCGGGAGCCGGTTGTGCCGCAATTGTTTCATTATCTTTTATTGCTTCATCATCGCCATAAAGATTTTTATCTCCACTGTAAACATCTAATATTAATGATTTAGGCATATTAATATGTACACACCAAACTGGTATTTTGTCTAGCTTACCTTTTTTTGTACCAGGTCTAATATCGTCAGGTTTGACAATTTTCCTAGCTTTCATAATATGACTTTTTTCATATTGTACTTTGCAACCGTAATCTGTAAGAATTTTTGCACCCATTGGATCTGGCATATCATTGCGAGGCCACATAAAACAACATTTGACCCAATGTCTTGCAATATCTGGACCTTGAACTAATTCGCCTTCATCCCAATTCTTAAATACGTATAATCCAAGGTTATCTATTACTCTTTCAAAATCCTTAAGAACTTGAAATGCTTTATCATTCTCGTGAATAGTTTGTAAATTTCGAATTACATCTAAAGTATCTAAAATTGGCATAGTGATCTCCGCTTTATACTATTTATCATATAAGTCTGTCTTGACAAATTAATTCAGTGTGTATATAATTATTTAGAGAATTAGTTAAATACATTTAGTTGCAGGGTCACCTGCAAAGGTTACCCTCACTAATTCCATAATAAGGAGACATTATATGGGTGCAAAAGCTAAAGCCAAAAGGCAAGCAAGCAACAATGTTGTAAAATTTAACAAAAACTTTCATCTACAAAAAAATAAAAATATTGACATCGTCCCAAGAAATCGTAACCAAGAAAATTATGTATTATCACTACTAAATCCAACAAAAAGCATTGTATTTGGTATAGGTCCAGCAGGAACCGGTAAGACATTATTGGCGTGCCAATCAGCGGTAAAAAGTTTTCTTGAAAAAGAAGTTGATAAAATTATTGTTACCAGGCCAGCAGTAAGTGCTGACGAAGATCTAGGATTTTTACCTGGTACACTAGAAGAAAAAATGGCACCGTGGACTAGACCAATATTTGATGTTCTGAGGGAGTATTTCTATGCAAACGAAATAGAAAGTATGATCCGTGAAGGAGTGATAGAAATATCACCTTTAGCATATATGCGAGGACGTACTTTTAAAAGTGCTTTTATTATTGCTGATGAAATGCAAAATGCAACTCCAAATCAAATGAAAATGTTATTAACACGTATTGGATCTGATAGTAAAATGGTTGTTACAGGCGATCTAGCGCAAGCAGATAGGGTAAAAGACAACGGTCTTATAGATTTTATAACACAACTAAAACAAAAAGATACAAACTATATTGATGTCTGTAATTTTAAGCAGAGTGATATTGAACGTCACGAAGCTGTCAAGGAAGTATTAGAAATATATGGAGATATAGCATAATTAAAAATTGCTTTGCTTTTGGAGCATAGCAACTAAACCTTCATTATAAGTATATCGTGACTTGGTTGCGACCACATAAGGCGGCCAGTCATAATATGTCACATACTCGAAATATTTTTGTAACCATATTAATTTTTTAGACGCAGTCAACATAGGAAAATAAGCAAATTTTTCTAGATATTCACTTTTGTATGTCATTCCATCATCATCATTCTTGTTTTTGGGTATTTTGGTGTATGAGCACCTTGCACATCTGGTTTATCACCGCGTAACAAATATAACAAATATTCATTTTGTGTATAAATTAACTTCCAGCTTTGGTGATTAATTGGAGGTCTGCCCATAGCATCATAAAAAATTTCACCAATATGGTATTTTTTTAACCAGATACGTTTTTTACTCCAAGTACTATGCACAGGCCACCAAGCAAATTTTTCTGTCCAATGGATATCAACTTCATATGCTTGAGGCATTTAAATCATTAGCTAGTGGAAAAATTGATGCAATAGCTTTTGCACATTCAATAGCAATTTCCATATGTTCTTTTTGTGTGCCATTTGCACTTCTCAACTCAATATAATGTATCCAACTACGTAATGATCCATTCATATATAACCTAGTTTTTGTCAGTCCTTCTGGTAATACTTTACGTGCAACTTCTTTTGCAATACCTTTTGAAATTGCCCAATCATATGCTCTACCTGCAGAAAAAATAACATCTTGTTGCATTTCTTCCCATTTAAGTACAAGCTCACTCATTCCTTCTTGTCCTAAATCAATTTCAATTGAGTTTTGTCTATTCTTTGTGTCCTGTAATCTAGCTTCACTTGTAACAAACACTTCATCTCCCATTTGTCCAGGTTCAGCATAACGTTGACTAAATTCCTGGAATGCAAAACTTCTATGTCTAACAATCTGGTGAGCTATATCTCTTGTTGTATTAATTTCCATACAAACGTTGACCATCTCTAATGGTGACCAGTGTGCGTGTTTAATTAAATATTTGACTAATTTTTCACTTGTTTCAGAATTGATTTGATTTGCTGGATTACTGACTCTTGCACAAAAAGCAACAAGATCTAGTAAATCCTTATCCTTAATACCTTCTTCAACAAACTCTTCTGTAGGTGTTGTGTAACTGACTAGGCGAACGGCCATTGCTTTAATTCTCCTTTTAAATTAGAAAGTCTTTGACTAAGAAAACTTATTGCGGTATGAATATGCCCTGTGTCGTGCGGTTGTAACAATGTTCTGTAATATTCAATTTCTTCTTCAAGAACACTTATTCTAACAAGATCATTTATTAAACTTTTATTTTTATTTTTTGTTTCTGTCATCTAATATACTCCGCATAACATTTGTTGCTGTTTTAGTAAAATATCTTGGAGCAACACTATGAATAATTACAGCCGGTACAAGAAGTTGTAATTTTAAAGCAACTAACAATGCTTTGCCCATATGTTGTAAACCAGTTTCTCCTACTTCGTCTAAATGTAATTTACATTTTTTACTTAACATTAATCTCCCCTTCCTGGTTCTTCGCTAAAGTATTGCATTTTGCCTTCAACACCTTGCCATTTTTCAGCATCTTCTGGTACATCTTCAGGACGCATTTCTGTGATATTAGGCCAAATATCACTCCACTTTTGATTGAACTCTACCCATTCTTTAGCACCTGGTGCAGTATCTGCAAGAATTGCATCTGCTGGACACTCAGGTTCGCAAACACCGCAGTCAATACATTCAATTGGATTGATAACCAGCATATTTTCGCCTTCGTAAAAACAATCTACGGGACAAACTTCAACGCAATCCATATGTTTACATCTAATACAACTATCATTTACTATGTATGTCATAATGCTCCTAGTCTAATTAGCGTTGCTGCCAAATTAATTTCTGGATCAACAACTAATGTATGATCTACTAAACCTTGCTTTATAATTAGCACTGCTTGGTCTTGCTGTTCGTCTGTTCCGAACAGTTCAATGTTGTCATACAACCAACGATAAATTTCTTCCATTTCTTCTGCTCGCACAGTGCCACACAACAACTTACGTGCATCGTGGATCTTGCCTGCTTTGAACAGTTCTACCATATCTAGCTTCCAGTCTGCTTCGCCACTATCGCCTTCTTGTGGACTTACAAGTTTGCCTTCAACTGAATTCATTTGCACCATATTGATACATTTGCGCAAGTCTGGATATGTAGCTTTTACGTATGTGTCTAGTACATCTAAGTCTGGACTTACACCTTCTGTAATCAAAATTTCTGCAACTCTTGCTGTAAACTCTGTTTGATCAATCTTAGCAATGTGGAAGCCTTGACATCTACTGTGTATTGCTGGAATAATTCTATTTGGATAGTTACAAGTTAGTATAAATCTTGCTGTTGTATGATATTCTTCCATTACACCACGCAATGCCGCTTGTGCGTTTGGAGATAGATAATCTGCCTCATCTAGCAACACAACCTTAAAGTCGCCAAATGGAATCATTTGCACAAACGCAACAATTTTATCTCGCACATCATCAACTGAGTTTGTGCGGCTTGCGTTTATCTCTAGTATGTCTAATGGATTTACATCAAGTTCATTAAACAACAATTTTGCAAGTGTTGTTTTTCCAATACCTGCATTTCCACTAAACAACAAATGTGGAATAGTATTATCTTTAATCCAAGTATTTACTTGCTTGCGTTGTGCATCATCTCTAAATACATAACCATCCACTTTATTTGGACGATACTTTTCTACCCATAGTTCTTTCATTCTTTTATTCCCATATTACTCTTGTACTCTTCAAACAATTCAGGATCTGGATTAGACTTTCCGCCTGTACCATCTACTCCAAAATTGCATCCTGCAACTACTAATAACCCAACTATACAGATATATGAAAACAGTTTTATAAATCTTAAAAATAATCCAAAAGCCTGTTCAGCTTGTTCTTGTGCTTCCTTTTTAACTGATTCGTTCATCTTTCACTCAATGCCTTTAACATTTGTATCCTTTCATATTTTCTTACAAAATCGTCTTCACCTTCGTATGTGCTACACTTTGCAAGGGCTTCGTCTACATACCATTTTATATGATATAAGTCTTTTTTGCAACCGAAAGTTATAAAACCATCCATATTAGGATCTGATTCTGCTAGATAGATCCTATCAATATCACGTTTTATATTTTGCACATCCCAATTCTTAATCATTTGTACTACTCCTTTGAAAATACATATACACCTTCATATTTTTCTCTGCCTTCAAGTTTATCATTTCCTACTCCAGGTCTAGTATTCAACATCATTTTAATCATACCTTGATATTTGAAACCTAAACTTTCAGCAGTTTTTATCCACCTGTCAACTACTTTGAATTCTTCTTTTGCTGTTTTATAATCTGATATATTTGTGGCAAAGATTCCGTCGCTGTTAAGCCCCCGTTTAATATTTGCCATAGTCGGTGCAACATAGCCTTCAAACCATTCATCAAGTGTACTATACCTAACCATACATTGCGTTTCTTCATCTGAATATTTCTCCAAGTTAAAATAAGGTGGACTACTAAATGCTAAATCTATATCTTCTGGTTTGTATTCTTCGCTTACTGTTTGAACAATTTTACTATCAATCCCAATTGCTTCTTTAATTAGTTGTTGAAGGTACTTCAAATATTTTATGGTTTCTGTATTGGGATCGATACCTATGTAATTATAACGCATATTGCTACCAGTAATACCTAATACTCTTCCTCCATACCCTGCACTGTAATCATACACATTTCCCCACATTGTTGGACATAAATGTTCTACAATAGCTCTTGCATTTTGTGCTTTAAAATTTTGTATATTTTCACCTGTAACAAGTTCTAAAGCTCTACGCATTGCAGTCGGGTAAACAAGGCGATCTCCATCACGAAACTCAAAACATATTCTTATTGCTCGCCTTAGTTTTGCATCATCGTTAAATCTATCACGCAAACTATTCGAACCTCTGCCTTTAGGCTCAGCTGTCATCATATTAGGAAAAAGAAATCTATTTATTGTTTGTCCTTGATTATTTCCTAATCCGATCATATTATTGTTAACTTGGTTGTAATTGGAAAATTTTAATGATTGTATTTCTTTTAGTAAGCCCTTTTCAGTATAGTAAACAATAGGAACTATTCCTCTATCTCTGTAAAGCTCAAAAACTTGGTCAATAGTTTTAACCGGATCAGAGTAGTAAGATTCTTTGGTAAAGTTATCAAAAATGTCATACAGATCTTCATACCCTGTAAACACATCATCTACTGGTTGAGAAATGTTCCAAAATTTGTATATATCATCGATCAACTATTAGTTGGCTCCAAACTTTTAATTTTTCTCTTTTGTAATCAGCACGATCCATAATTTCACGCCAGTCAAATATTCCGTGTTCACTCATAAGTTCAAGCATACAAAAAACATCACCTGCTTCTTCTAAAAGTTTTGTACGTTGGTCATCTTCAATCAAGTCTAAAGTTTCATACTTACGCATTATTTTACTACAACGTTGTGTTAGTTCACCGCACTCTTCCATTGAGATTGTCATTAATTGTTGTAGTGTGTTTATAGGACTATTTTGCAACATTCACTCCTATTTCTTCTAGCATTTCTTTTGCTAAATTTGTGTCATTTTCAACATATTCTTCAGTTACTTCTTGTGACAGCATTTGATAAAGTGTCATAGCCATATTAAATTCTCTTTCGGATAAAGATTTGAACCATTCAAACAAGTCTTCAGAATTTTCTTTTTCCCACATAATATCTAGCATTTTGCATTGTTCTTCAGTTAGTCCGTTTATACTTAACCTAGACAATATTCAACTCCTTATAAACCATTTGTACACCTTTTGCTTGAAAATATGCATCTGCTAGTGCATTGTGCAAATCGCTTTGCATAGATTTACGTGGATCATTTTTAGCTAAAGAAAATAATGTTCTGCTGTCACGTACTTGCCAAAACTGCCAAGGAATAGGTTTTGCATAATATCGCAACATATCTTCAATTATTGTGATATCAAATCCGTATCCGTGTCCCCAAAGCACATCAACACCTACCATCCATTTAGGCAAATGATCTAAAAATTGTTTTGGGTGTGTTCGGTCGTGCTCACTAAATGCTTCTTCTTGCACTTTTTTGTCTTGAGTACTCCACCAAGCAACAGTGCTATCATTTACTTTTCGACTACTCTGTGCATCAATGTCTAACTTAAAATAAAATTCGGAATAAGGCTCTACGTATGTTGTAGGGTCAAATTTTACACCGCCAACTGTTAGAACAGTAGCATTAGGCGTTACATCAAGTGTTTCTAAATCAATCATTGCGTGTGTTGGCATTAAAACTTTTCCTCAACTGCTTTTATATGTTTACATTTTTTAAACGCAGGACAATCACAACTGAATCCTTTATCTTGCATTTCTATATTATACACTCCTTGACTGCCTTTTGCAAGCCAAATCATACCAACTGCCCAATGATTTTTTGTATTAATAGTATCGCTAGGATAAACTCTTGGACCGTACTTAGCCATCTGGATAATTTTCCCACTCTTCGTCTACTATAATGTCTACAATAGCCTCAAAGTCATCATCAGGATGAAGCCCTGTATGAAATGCAACTTCGCTAATACGCTGATGCATATCTTCGTCAAGTGCTTCTATCTTAGTCATAACATCTTCATAGATGTTTTCAATTATTTGATCATTTACAGAGTGACTCATATTACCCCCTGTTCTTTTGCCGCCGCCATTACAATTGGTGTAAAAGCTTCTTCAACAACTTCGTTAACTCTATCCCAATTGGCTCGCATAATTATTTCACCACCTCTATATTCTTCTAGTGCAAGATCATATCTCATAAGACCTAAAACTTTAAGAGATTTACCTTTATTCATCAAACCATTATTGAAAATATCGTAAACAACGTTTTGTGCTTTACGAAATTTCTCAAGATGTTTGTTTTTTACTGGATTTGTAACCATACCTTCTAAAGGTATAAGCTCGTCTAATTTTTCAACGATTGGTTTAGTAGTTGCGGTTTGACCCCATTCAATAACTTGTGACATATTACCCTCTTTGTCTGTTAGTTTATATAACATTTATAGCATTATTATTTGTTATTGTCAACCTCTTTTTTTGCTTTTTCTTTTATTATCCTATAAATTTCTTTGTTTACGTTTCTTAACTTTAATTTAAATTGATTATCGGTAATATCAATAGCTTTTAAAATATTTTGCCAGCTTGTAGGGTTATTAACAGTTTCATCTGAATGAATATGTGAGTTTATACTTATATCATTTGTAAACCACGTTTTGCGTTCTTCTTTTGAAAAATTATAAGGATTTAACCAATTAGGTTGTCTACAAGGACTAAGCCATAATTTATGGTGACATTTAGGTTCGTTTCTGCTCCGCCACCAATCTACTAATTCATTCATTCTATTAATATTCAAAATAGTCAAAGTACTGGTGCAATTAATATCTAAACCTGATTCTTTGTATTTTTTAAAATTATCCCTAATAGTACTCCATTTTGTAGGAGGTCTACAAACTTCTGCTAATTCTCCAATAGCATCTATACTTAATAAAATTTTTACACTTTTAAATTTATGTAACATTGATAAAAGTTTAGTAGATGGGAATATGCTACAGTTTGTAATTATTTCTAAATCAAGATTATCATATGGTGCTTTTTGCACAAGTAATTCAATAAATCTATATATGCTTTTACTATAAAACGGTTCGCCGCCAGTTAGCTTTACCCAAATCAAATGAGAAAGATCACTGTTATCAAATAATTCTAAAATATTTTTTGTATTATTTTGTCTTTGATACGGTGCATAGGAACTATTATCAGGAAATAATTTATAAAGTTTTTCATTCATACTTGTAAGTTTGTTGATACTACTACTTGTAGCAGAATTACACATTCTACAAGTCATATTGCAAGTAAAATCTAAGCCAAGTTCTGTGTGTTGAAACTTACCTACTTTATTTAAATCTAAATTATTTGCAATAGATGTTCTTTTAGAAACAGTATTAGAGTCTTCCATATTCCAGCAATTTCTGCAACTATCTACTCTAATATTTTTGTTAAAACTATTTAGAAGTTTTTGCCTGTGCTCACCGTTAAGAATATCTTGAATGGTGTTTGCTTCTAAAGCATACGGCAAAGTTTCGTCACCATAACTGTATTGACAGCAAGGTCTTGCTACAGGATCTTTTTCATTTGTAATTGCAACGTGTGACTCGGCAAACTTGCATCTAATCACGTCATTCTCTATTACCTAATAGTGCTAATAAAAATTGGAATAAATTCACAAAATCTAAATAGAGACTCAAAGCCATTTGAACACCATATTTTTCTGCTACATCCATATTAGGTGCAGATATATATAAATTTTTTGCTGTTTGTGTATCCCACGCAGTCATACCTACAAAGATAAGCACTCCTAAAATACTAATTGCAAATGCAAATGCTGAGCTTGCCAAGAAAATATTTACAATACTAGCAATAATAATGCCAATCAAGCCTACAATGAGAAAACTACCCATAGTGGTAAGATCACGTTTCGTAGTGTATCCGTAGAGACTGGCGGCCGCGAATGTTGCACTAGTGATAAAAAACACTTGAGCTATACTCATCATCGTGTACACTACAAAGATAGTACTCATACTTACACCCATAACTGCCGTGAATAGGTAGTAAAAGCGTGTAATACCCTGTAGGCTCCAATTTTGTCCCGCAAAGCCATAATATAAAATCATACCTAGAGGAGCAAACATAAACACCCACATTAGGGCACCCATACTATATACCATACCTGTTGTAAACACAAGGTAGGCAATAAAACCACTTACTGCTAATCCTAGCGCAGTGTGGTTATACATATTAATCATAAATTTACGCAAGCCTTCATCGTACATTTTACTTGCGATTGTTGCATTTCTTGCTATCATATTATTCTCCTAAAAATTGTTCAAGTTCTGGAGCCTTCCAACCTTCTGGCTTCAGTACCTTGCCATCTTCACGCTTACGAACTTTACCAGTGTCATTATCGATCTTAGCAAAGTTTGTAGCCATAACTTCTTTCCACGCACCTTCGCCGTCAAATCCTCCAGCACGTATAGCACCCATAGTAACAACAAGAATATCAATTAGTGCATCAAGTTGTTCTACACGATCATTTGTTGCTACTGCTTCTTCTAGCTCACTAACTTCTTCGTCTATAAGTGTAAGATACATTTTATAGTTAGAATCATTAGGCTCTTGATCACACGCTGAGCCAAAGCGTTCAATATCTGCAAATGGATTAGTCATCTAATTCATAACTCTCTATAGCAACCCAGGATTTAATTTCCATATCTTTTAATTCTAAATCCATAAGCAAGTGAATACCAAGCATTCCAAGTAAAGCTATTACTTCAATACCAATAATGATTTTAATAACATCTTTGATTATTTGCATTTATACCTCTTGACCTATGGTTACATCTTCTGGCTGTTCTTTACTCCAACCCATAATGCTTTCTGCTTCAACCATACGTAGTGTTGCTTCGCCTTTGCCTTCGTCAACATCTACACCACGTGTCCAACGTCCGTGTTCTACTAAAATCCAATCTCCGATATTGTAATCATCATTGTTTTCTGGACCTTTTGCGTGTACTTGTGCCCAACGAGGATATATACCTCTGTTGGTTCCGTTATCGTCTGTTAAAATTATGCCTCCTTTGGTAATTTGTTCACCAAAGTGCATATTTTTTACAATTACTCTATTTTTGATAGGGCTGAGTTTACCCTGTATTTTTGGTGTGATTTTGAATCCACCACCCATTCCTTCGTTACTCATTATTCACCTTTTCTAATAAAGTTTCCATCTTCATCCTCAATCCATTCTGGTTCTTTCTCTGGTTGAGGCTTAGGTTTTTGTGTTGTTGTAATTTTTGGTTTTGGCGTTGTTTGTGCTTGAGGCTTTGGAGGAACAGGAATATCATCAAATTCTTCCATTGTTTTTTGTTCATTTGCAGAAAGACCATCAACAGATTTTGTTGGAATTTCATCTGCGACAGGTGTATTACCATCGTAATAATCTCTTACAACTTCTTCTCTGCGTCTTATAATTTTTCCACCAGCTCCTAATTCATCGCCGCGAGCATTAACTTTTGCATTACCTACAGCAGGAGTTAATTCATTTCTTTTGATTAGTTTATCTAAATCTACAATTTTACCTTGCATTGTTCTATAAACTTTTTTTTGTTTTGGTTTCATACCCATCGGCTTCTCCTATACTGGAATATTTAGTCTCTTAAAAATTCACGCCAGTCTAAATTGTATTTTATGCTATCGATTTTATGTACCCCAATCAAGTATAACACATAACTTGCAACACTTGATCCACGTCCTACGCCCCATATAATATTGTTTTCACGCATAAAATCTACAAGATAAATCATATAACGTAACAAATCAAACATTTCTCTACGCTCAAACTCAGCTAGTTCTTCATTCACTCTATTGAAACGTTCGTCGCCTGTAATATTGAAATCATCTCCAAGGGCTGGACATAAATTATATAGATGTGCAACAACATCTAGTTCTTTATATTCATTAGGCATAAACCATTCGCTTTGACATACACCGTCAAAAGTCTTTTGATCTACATCTAATGGTATATATTTTTGTAGTTTAGGAAGTCCTTGATTTTCCATTGCAGAATTAAATTTATCTACATCGTCATTTTCATCACATAATACCACGTGGCATTTATCGATATTACCACTGTAAATCATATCGATTAAATTGCGATTACTAAATCGAGGGATACCTAAGTCATCTGTTTTCATTAGCATAAATTAATATTACGACACATTAATTAAATTGTCAAGATCGTTATTCTTTTTTTCTGTTTTTTTGTTCTTGTATCTTTTTTCTAATTCTAGATTAAATGTATCGATAACAAGAGCGATTTGTGATTGAACACCTGCGTTATATGTAGAAAAATATTTTTTTTGTAATTCTACAACTTTTTCTTGTAATTCTCTATCTGTAAATGTACTTAAATCGTCGATTAGAGGGTGCATTATACTGTTAACACATATGTTCCTAAGTATTGTAAAAATACTGTTGCACCATCATCAAGTGTCCACGCTTTAACTACTATACTTTGATCAGCTGAAGCAGGAACATTAATAGCTCTATTTGTCCAAACTGCATTTCCATCTGTATAGATATTTGCGGCACCATCACTAGCAAAAGTCACTGCTTGTGTTCCGCTACCATTACCATTAAAATGAATAATAATTTCCGCCACTTGCTGTGTTTCTGGCCAATCATCCAAAGTAACAGTCATTGGCTGGTTTATGTTTTCTAATCTAAAATAATGTGAAGTGTTAAAACTTAATGTAACGCTAGTGTCGCCTACAACATTTGTTACTGTAGTGGCTTTAGTTGATGATAAAAAGTTTACATTTGATATTGTGTTATTATTAAAACTTGAAGTTGCATTTGTTTTTGGTGTGTTTGCTTGCAAATCGGTAATCTCCGACTTTGCTGTGGTCAACCCTGTCTTAATTATGTTAAAGTTGTCACGAAATCCTTGGGTATCATTGTCAATACCTGCAACTGGATATGTTTCATCAATTGTATCTGAAATAATATTGCTTGCCATAAACTTTTTCCTCTACGTATATATTTATGATTTATGTTTCATTGTATGTGTGATTTGGAAACAAAATAAAAGTTTCTTGATCACTATCTGATGTTTTATCAACTATATATCTATCAATTTCATAGTTGATTTGTTTAAAATCAAAATTTGCATTTGTAATGTTTTCTTTGATTATTTGCGATCCTCCAGGTGTTGTATAACACAACGGTAATGCTGTAACGTAATCTATTTCTGCTAAACTTCCTTCTTGTGCAGTACGCATCCATAATGGTAAAAATTCTCTTTCGTTTGCACCAATTGCTTTTATACGTTTACGCATTGTTCCTATATTGCTAATGTATCTATATTGATCAAGACCTTGACTTGCAAAAACTGCTGTTTGGTCTACTGTGATTACATCACCTTTTGGCCTAAATCTAAATGGATCGCCAGATGAATCAGTTGTTAAACTTGTTGTAAGTATAGTCAATGACCCAATTCTAGTTATAATAGTAATAGCTCCACTTGTAGGAATAGTCACATCTGTGCCTGCTCTTGTTTGAATAATTAAACCGGTAGTTTGTTCTTGCACTTTCACAGGAGTTCCTGACCTAGTAACAATATTAAAGAATCCAACACCTTGTGATTTTGCCGTATCGTCATCTTTACTTTCTAGTTTTACTTGATTTATTTTCAACTCTGTGCCTGTGCGTATTTTTGCTCTACTTACTGTATCTCCATTTTTTGGTTTGCCAGGATCTATTATTTCTATGTAAACTACTTCATAAACAATATCATTTGTACCAGGTTGTTTAGCTATTGCTGTTTTTACTTCGCCAAACTTAAATTTTTTCTTTTTATGATTTTGTCTAACAGCAGAAGCAAAATCTGCAATACTTTTTTGTTCTATTCCTGCAAATGCTAAAGTTCTTAGATTTTTTTGTAAACCAAAATTATTATCATAAGGTCTATAAATTAAATTAGGAGTAAAAATTGTATAATCATTTATAAAGTTTTCATAAATTTCGCGTTGATTATTAATTAAAAAAGGTTGCATAAACACGTTGCTATACAATTTGTTATCTGTATCATCGATTTTAAGTGTAAAATTTCTTGATACTGCACTATAACCGAATCTATCTCTTGCAAGAACTTTAAATTTAAAATCTCTATCAAATGTAGTTGTTGCACCGTCAAATGTTGTGGCCCTGTTATCCAGTGTAGTAAGACCAGGAGATGATGCTGTTCCAAATTGTGAAGTTGTTCCTACAATTTCTCCGTTAGGTTTAAGTTCTAAACCTTGAGGAAGTTTTCCTGATATAAAGTCATATCGTAAATTTGCACCTGCAAGTGTAGTTTGTGCTTGAACTTTTAAATAACTAATTCTATTAGCACCTAAGTTTGGTAAAACTTCTGGCGTTATCCATTGAATAGTGCTTTCTACATTTCCTAAAACTTTTATAGTAAATGTTTTACTTGTAGAAGTAAATTCTGTTTTTGATTCAGTCAAACGTTTTTTAATATTTTTATCTTTTACTGCACCTATAGCAAATTGTGTATCTTTTAGAACGTTAACACTCCAGTTTCCTGTAAATGTAACTTTTATTGTTTCATCATCTACTACACTTTCTACTGGTGCACTATCTTCGGTATCAAAAACACTTTCTAGTAAATTTCTATTATTGCTTGATGCTGTTTGTGGTATATTAACAACAATACTTGTAAGATCCGTAGCGTCTACAATTATTAAATCTTGTGCAATGCCTGTGACTTGAGATAATGCACGTTTAATTGTAGTTTGTATTGGCTCTCCTGGTGTGATTGATATTCCTGCAGCCAAATGATTAACTCCAAGCATTTGGTTGCTTTCACCAATAAACCTATAATTATTAATAAATTCTATTTTATCAACAACATTATTTGTGCTTGCATATCTTATGTTACGTCCTACCCATTTTGCAATATCAGTTTCTGTAAGATTGTTTTTATATGCAATTGCAAAAGAATCACCTGCTTGTATTTCTTTAAACAACGTAAGTGCTTTGAAATTTGGACTTGGAAGTAATGGATATGCAAATTCTAAAACATCATAATCATCGCTTTCATCTTCATTAATATTAAGAATCAAGTAATCGTTATTTTCTATTGTAACTGCTGTATCTATTAACGCGACTACATCATCTATACCGTCTGACATATCACGTGAAATTTTCCTAACCTTTAATACTTCAGCTCCTGCAAGTGTATCTTCAAGTATATTTGTGTTTACTTCAAATATTTCTTGATCCGCTTCACTACGTGTCGCTTCAATTGTAAATTTATATTCTTTCTCAACTGCTGGTTGATAAGGCACTATACCTGCTAATTCACCTGTAGAACTATCAAATTCTAATCCATCAGGAACTACACTAGGCGTACCATCATCATTATAATTTAATAAATTGTAATTAATGTTTCCTAGTAAATAATTAGGATCATAAACTTCTATAAAAATTGTATTGTAATTATCGGCCCTAATTGAACCTAGGTCTCCTCGAGTCAACCATATAGGCCTTCTTAGGTATGTAACATCTGCTGTAAACAATCCAGTTGCAGATCTCATAATTGTATTATCGGCTCTTAAAAAATCATCACTTACAACATATATACTAAAGCGTCTTTTACTTTCGCTAACATCATCTGCTACAGTAATAAAAAATTCATATTCTCTATTTAATTTTCTTGGATTCCTGCTTGGTAATCCAAAACCATAGAATTGTGTATCAAAACTAAAACTATCATAACCTTCTGTATCAGTCACACCTTGTTGTTGTCTTGTACTATCTCCATATGGATCGTAATTATCTGAATCAAGAGCAAGTATAGGATCCACTATTCCTGCAATTTTTCCACTTGATGAAAGTGTCAATCCTGGCGGTAATTCTCCATCGCCGTCTTGAATATAATATTTTAAAGTGTCGCCGGCTGTTAAATCTGGATCTATGGCCTCTAATTGAAACTCAACTTTACTATTATCTATTACAAAAAACGCATTAGATGCACGTTCTGGAGGAACGTTGCTTGATGTATAAGGTAAAGGAATCCATTGCAATTCGTCTTTATCATAATATCTAAGAATAATTTTTGTGTCATTGTCAAAGTATTGTATCCACAAATCTTTATCTTCTGGATCAATAGGTGCAGTTTTAGATAGTTTATAATTATTTGGCTGCCACAAAAGTTTGCTACTATTAAAGTTTGCAATCTTAAACTTTAATCCTTGATTATCTGGATTTATGTTGAACCAAAAATCTACTTCAAGCGGATTAGGTATTGTTGTGCTAACTTCTAATCTTGTTGTGTTACCATACAAACTTCTTAACTGAGACTGATTTACTAACTTGTATATTCCATTGTATTTGACATAAAATATGTTATTGATAGTATCAAAAATATAATCGCCATCGTTTCCTGTGCTATTACTAGGCACTCCGTTTGATGTAGTTACATTTTGTTTTGTGTAACTTGTTGGTTTACTTGTTATTGCACTATTGCCCATACCACTATGATTTATACAATAGTAATGTAAATTAGGTGCATTTCTTGGTACAGATATTTCTACATATGCGCCTACGTTACCTGCTGTTCCAACAACCTTGACTCCTTCTGTGTATTCTTCTCCAACTTGTTCTGCACCCCATATTCCATTTGGAGTTACAGAAAATCTCAAACCGTGTGTTTCAACTGATGCATCTGAAAGATCAAACCTATATGTGCTTCCTTCTCTTAATGTTAATGCTGGACTGAGAACACCATCTATATAATATTTGTTTCCTGTTCCATAACTATTTGTGCCTGGTGCAACTGTGACAGTATATGTGATATAATTAATTGTTGAGTATATACCATATTCGCTATTTACTTCATCAATCCAAAAACTTTCTGAGAATGTAGATCCTATATTTAAATCACCTGCAGGTGTTACCCATTGAGGAGCATCTTCACCTTCTATGGTAATACTAAATTTTCTATCTGCTATTGTGTTGTTTACTGTTGCACGTATTACGAAATCAAAAGTTTTTAATCTTGCAACTTCAAATGCAGATCCTATTATATTATATCCTTCAAGTCTATAACCCGGAGGTAGTTCTCCAGCGATCACTGCAACTGTTGGCGAATCTGTTTGGTCAATTGGTAAAAGTATATTAGTTTGTGTACGTTCAATAAATCTACCTAGATCATAAGGCGATTGAACTTGCCAAGCATTGTAATTAGGATCAGCGTTAACTGTTATAGCTAATTCTCTTTCAAAGTAACCTTCATTATCGTGTACTCTGACAGTAAATGTGCTTGTTGTTGTAGTATTTTGACTTATTGGAGTTCCTACAATTTCATTATTAACTAAGCTAAATCCAGGAGGTAATGATCCTGCAACTATCTCTGACCATATATACCTAAATGCTTCTCCGCCTGCATCTTTGAATTGTTTCACATATGTAGGACTATCATCGATTAACACGCTAGTAGAATTTGCATAAGAACCTTTGTTAAAGTTAAGTGCAAACAGGACATCACCAGTTGGAGGATATGTAATTAAATTATTAGTTACCCAATCTACTTTTTCTCCGTTACCGTTTAATAACCCTGTATCAGTTGTTAAAATTTTATAATTACCTAGCTTAGATAGAAGATATTCTGCTTGAGGCAATTTTTCTAAATTTAAAAAGAAGCCAGGCATTGCCGCTGAAATTGTAGCAACTTTTTCTTCTGTTGTTGCTACTATATCTCTTGCATTAGTATAAGCAAATAAACCTGCTAGTGCCTTATTAAAATCTGCAATAGTATTATCCATATCGACATAAACTGTAGTATCAGGGCCTACATTGTCACTGATAAAGTCTATAATGTTATTTGTACTATTTTCTGTAGTAATCGGCAATGGCAAAACTATTGGTCTTTGATCATCACTGTCAACTGTTAGAATTATAGAGCCATTCACTACATTGAACATTTAAAAATCCTTAACTAACTATTAAACCTTCGTCCAATACTACATTGGCTGGTGAAGTTATTGTTCCAAAATCAACATCTGTGGTAAACACCAAATAATCCAGTATACTAGTTATCACATTTGTGATGCCGCCGAAATCTAAAGAGGCTACATTGGCAATATCAGATATGTTTACTCCGTTAATAGTTCCAACATTGATAATATTATTCAATCTCATATTCAATGTTGCACTTACAGAAGGTGAATTTTCGTTTACCAGTAAACTACTAACTTGCACAGTTTTAGTGCTATTGTTTACTGATACGCTTGCACCAGTGCCAGGTGCACCTTGGAAAATAACTGGTTCACTTACATTACTAGTTAATGTTTGTGTGCCATCTGTAAAAACTAAAGTGGCCTGTGTGCTTCTTAAGAATAGTGTATTTCCATCATCGCTTACTCTAAAGTCAATAGTACCTGGTGCCAATGGATCAGATTGTAGTGCTCTAAATCTAAAAGTATTACCACTTTTTTCTTTAAAAACTGTAAATCCACCAATACCAACATTTTCAGCATCTATGTCTGCTGCTCTTAGATCAAGTTCTTGAAAGTTTTGATTTACTTTTATAAATGCTTCTCGAAGGTCGTCACCAGTTCCATCATTTGCTAATGAGCCCACATTAATAGTTTGGATAGCCATATTTTTCTCCGTTTTTTATATTTATCACACAAACGAAGTATATTATGATCCAAGGTCTACCCAGCTGGTTCCATTATAAATTTGTACAATACTTGTTGTGGTGTTAAGAATTAATTCTCCTGCACGTGGACTGGGTATAGAGTTCCTTTCTGTAGTAGTAAAGAAAGGAAGTTGCAAACCTCTTTCTCCGTTTGCACAAGGCATTTGTAACCAGCCTCCATTACTTTGACCATCAGCATTTGCAGAATATATTTCCAAATAATCATTTGTTACGTGCATATCTCCAGTTTGCGGAGAGCTAGGACGACTAGAATCAGGTACTACTCTTAAATAATTGTCTACAGTTACCCTGTTACCGTCACCCGCATTGATGGAAATATTTCCACTATTTTTAACTTCTGGACTGTTTACTCTTACAGTTGCAGTTACTTCATTTCCTGAAACTACATCGCCAGCGGTTACATCTCCGTTTGTTGCAACTAGATTACCATTTGTGGTTGTAAATGATCCATTTGTGCTTGTTATACCTGTAACAATATTTAGATTTGTAATTTCTGCATTTGTTATCGTACTATTTGATCCACCATTTGCATTGACTGTTCCAAATGTTACTGCTTGGGTGGTTACATTTCCTGCTGTTAAAACTTCGTCTATACCTACATTTAACAATACTTGTGCAAGAGTTACAAATTGTGTATTTGTATTGTCAAAACTAATCACACCTGTGTTGCTGTCATAAGCAATTGGATCACCTGCACTAATACCTGACCTGGTGATATAATTTAAATTAGTTACATCTGTGAGTGTAATAAAGTTAGAGTCGTTTGTAAGTTGACTAGTTGATGTTGGTACCAATGCAGGAGTAAATGAAAATTCACCAGTACCGCTATTATATGACAAAGTACCATTTCCAGAAGCACTGTTAATTATTACACTCAAATCTGTTAGTGCTATGCCTCCTCCTGTTGATGCGTCAACACCTTGCCAACTAAATCCATCCCATTTTAATATTTTGTTTGTGACAGAACCATCTGAAGGATAATTTGCAAATACATCAGGAATGTCTGTTAACCTATCAATACCGCTAATTACTGGTTTATTCTGAATAAATGAAGGATCGTTTGGATCGGTTTCATTCCAATCAGATTTCACTTGAATAGTGCTTAATGCTGCTCCATTAACAGTAAAATTACCAGCATCAATTGTACCATCAACATCAACATTTAAGGTAAAGTTTGCAGATGTGCCTGTTAAAGGACCAGCAGTTTGTATACCTACACTTGTTAGTGTGCTACTAAGTGTTGCTGTGTTTGCGGCTAAATTACCATTTAATGTTAGATTATTTAAATTTGCAATAGCAATGCCTTGGAAGTCTAAACTATCACCATCAGGTATTTCTTTAATATTCTGATCGTTTGCATCTACTACTAGTGGAAATCTATTTGCCATTCTATATGTCCTTTTTTATATTTATCCTGTTGGTGCTGAACTCTTGTATGGGTGACTTACAGGTAAAAGCGACTCTGAACCCCATTTGTGTGCTACATATCCTTCTGCCTCTTCTATGTAGGTCATATCAGTTCCGCCTGTGCCTGGTAATCCTTTTACGCTTAAAAATTCATACAGTGTGCCACCAAACGTTTGACTGCCCCTGTTACGGAATATTCGCAACAGTTGATTGTTTTTAAGATCGTTGTCGTAATCTGTTTCAGGAGTAAATGCGTTGACACCATTTACCCTCACACCTATCTCACTGCCTGTCTTGTTGAAGAAAGTTACTACAATAACATTGGTTGATGCGGCAATAGGTGTCTGGGCAGTGAACTCTATCAAGTTTCCTGCGTTACTGCTGATCCTGTTTGAACTTAATCCATCTAAATCCAACTCTCCATCAAACTGACTGGCGTTACTTGAACTGACAGCATAATCTCTTTTAGGTGATTGATTGGTCTCAAAACTCCATATACTATCTTTAGTGTTGTTGGGTGTGGCTATCTGTCCAATAAACAATGCCCAGTGATTGCCATTAGACGCCTGAGCGGTAGTGTCCGACGACAGGTATTCATTAAATGATTGATCGAAAGTTATTGTTTCCAATAAATTATGTGTGCTTTTACCTGGAGTGTTGGTTATTGACATCGTTGCTGTGCCAGTTTTGTCTGTGATTGATGTAAGGTCTGTACCACTGTAAGTTGTTGTGCTAGTGTCACTTGGATCAAGCCAAAGACTGAGATTGGGTATGTTTACTGAAGGATTGTAAGGAATGCCAAAAGCACTTGCTCTACGTCCTGAGAAAAAACTACCTGTGGCTGATGCTATAAAAGGCATTATGTGAAGTCCACCATCTGTCCAAGCACAACGTAAGAGCCACCATC